AAAAGCCGCGCCGCTACAAACCTAAAATGGCGGCCGAGGCCGCGGAGGTAGAAGACATGACTATCGCAGAGAAATTCGAGACCATGAAGGCGCGGCTGATAGACGCCATTAAGGGCGAAGTTGAGGGTGCGACCGACAAAAGCGCCGCGCGGGCGGCCGAGGCGGCGGAGGCGCAAGCCAAATCCGCCGAAGAAGACGCCGCGAAAATGGCCGCGGCCGAGGCCGAAAACGAGCGCCTGCGAAAGCAACTCGCCGCCGAGCGTGATGAGAAAACCAAGGCCGAGGCCGAGGCCTTCGTCAAGGCGCAGATCGCGGCCGGCCATCTTTTCCCGGCTGAAGCGCAGCCGACGGTCAGCCAGTATCTGGTCGCCGCGGCCGACGACCAGGAGCGCCCGCTTTCCGAAGGCAGTCGCGTCGCGTCCCTGCGAGCGATGATCCAAGCGCGCCCTTCGAACAAGTTGACCGAAGAGTTGACCGTCGGCCCGAGCGACAAGGTCTTGAAGGCCGACGAGAACTCGCAGACCGAAATGAGCGAGGAGCGGCGCAAGGAACTGCTCGGCAAGACGCCCGCGGGCAAGGCCGCGCTGAATCTCGTCAAGTAATAGCCGCGCTTACAGCCGGCCAAAACTGCAATGCACGAAAGGAGCGTGATCAACAATGCCACAAGTTCATACTTTTTCAGGTGACAAACTCCAGCCGGCGATGAATCCCGATTTGGCGCGGACCGTCTCCGTCAAGATCGTTCCGTCGAAGACCCTGGCCAAAGGGACGGTTCTGGGGCGCGTCGCCGCCTCCAACCTCTGGGACGCTTATGTCGACACCACCACGACAGACCCCGCGCGCGCAATCCTCGCGTATGACGTGGTTACCGACGCCGGCGGACTGCACTACTACGGTGGGCAGGCGTCAAGCGAGCAGGGTCAGGGCGAGCCATCTGTGCCGGCTTACATCAATGGCGATTTCTTTGACGCTGATCTCGTCGGTCTAGATGCGAACGGCCTGACCAATCTGGGCGGCCGGATCATCTTCGGCGACGACCTGAACGACGCGAACGCGGTCGTCCATATTCCGTAATTCGGCGCGAGCCGTTTAACCCTTCCGCAAGAGGCTTTAAATAGGAGAGCAAAACAATGTCAACATTCGCTTTTCCAACCGCCGCTGAGTTACGCAGGATCGAACAGGATAAGCTGCCGAACCTGATCGCGCAGCGACCTATTTTCTCCATTATGCCGATCGAGAGCGTCGATTCCCACATCCTGATGTGGGAGCAGGAAGACAACTACGTCGGCCTGCAGCAGATTCGTGGACTTAATGGCGCGCCAGGTCGAGTCAAGAAGACAGGCGCGAAGCGATTCATCATGCAACCGGGCGTCTACGGCGAGTATTCGACGATTGACGAGCTCGAGCTAACCGAGCGCCGCCAGTGGGGCACGTTCGGGCAGCCCGTGTCGATTGACGATCTGGTGATGCGCGAGCAAGACCGGCTGCTGGGCCGCCGATTGGACCGTCTTGAGTTCATCGGCTGGACTTTGCTCGTCACCGGCACGTTTTCGATTGCCGGTCCTGACGGGCTGACCTACCAGACCGACACCTTCGCGCTGCAGACCTCGTCCGGTTCGGCCTGGGGCACACCGGCGACAGGAACTCCGCTCGCGGATCTGCGCGCCGTGCAGCTCCTAAGCCGCGGCCACAGCGTTAACTTCGGCCCGGAGGCGCGCGCCATCATGAACCGCGTCACCTGGAACAAGCTGATCGCGAACACGAACGCGGCCGACCTCGGCAGCAAGAAGGGCATGGGCCTGCAATCGATCACGAGCGTCGGCGATGTTAACCGGATCCTGGCCGGCGAGGGCCTGCCGCAGATCGAGATCAACGATACCGGCTTCCTGAACGACGCCGGGACCTTCGTCCCCTATATCGCAGACAACAAGACGGTGATCGTAGGCAGGCGCACGGACGGTGGTCGCGTCGGCGAATACAGGATGACCCGCAACGCCAACAATCCGGGCCTCGCGCCTGGCGCTTACACAGACGTGATTGATCGCGGCGCTGTCGGCAGCGGTCGCCAGGTTCCGCGCACGATCGAAGTTCACGATGGGCACAATGGTGGGCCCGTCATTTACTTCCCCTCGGCGCTCGTGATTCTGACCACGACGTAGGTTGGGCTTCTTCATGCGGACCCTCCTTCCAGTTACCGGCCCCGGGCTTCGCGCTTCGGGGCCGGGTTTCTTCAAAGAGTTATGGCAAAGACAAGCAAGCCAGAAGCAAAGCAAAAGCGATACAGAGTGACCTTTTCGCACCTTCGCGATGCGAATGGCAACGATCACTTCAAAGACGAAGTTCTGACCGAGGAAGAAATCGGCAACGCCGAGCTTCATCTGTCGCGCGGCGCTATTGAAGAAGTCGTCGAAACCGTCGAAGAGGCCCCTGAAGCTAAAACTGAGAGCTAATGCCGACCGTCGCACAGATCGAAAACGCCGACATCCTGAACGCCTCGCAGGCGACGCGGCTGATCCGCGCCATCAGGGCGTCGGAGACCTACCGCGAGGACACGGCGAAATGGCCCGCCGTCGAATCGAAGGTCTTCGGGCGCGTAGCACGAAAGAAGGTGATCACCGGCGCCAGCAACGCCACTCCCATCGTGATCACTTCCGCGGGCCACGGCTTCACGGCCGAGGACCTGGTCACCGTGCAGGGCGTGGGCGGCGCTACGGCAGCGAACGGCGTTTGGATCGTGGCCAACCCCATGGACGACACTTTCGAGTTGCTCGGCTCGGTCGGCAACGGGGCGTACACGTCAGGCGGGGAAGCGCTCGATCTCGTCTCGCAGCATCTGTCCGCGATCGTCGCCGCGCTCGATGCGATCGGCGACGGGACGGTCGGAATCAAGGGCGGTCGCGACGGGACGGATTACTCGCAGACGCGCGATCGCGAGGAACTGGTTAAGGAAGCGCTCGCTGCCCTCTTCACGAGCGCCGAGGACGCGGCGAGCGGGGCTTACGCGTTCGGTCAGAGGGGTTTTCGATGCTGCGCGCTGTGCGGGTGCGCGACCTGCAGATGCGCGACGGTCGGAATGAGGGGTTGTTGAATGCCCGACATGAAATACAGCGAGGCTGACCAGGTGGCTACGCCCGCCAGGGCGACCGAATGGGGCGTCGCTCATAGCGGCAACCCGGAGTCGCTCTCGCTGGGGCAGGTCGATGAGTTCGTTCACGACAAAGGATCGGACGTCGCCTCGGCCGCGACCGTCACGCTCGGCGACGGCCATTATTTCCACATCACCGGCACGACGACAATCACGGATATCGACTTCACCGACAGTTTCGACGGACGCTATGCGATTCTGGTCTTCGACGGCTCGCTGACCCTGACGCACAACGGGACCACTCTCAATCTGCCGGGCGGCGCCAATATTCAGACGCAGGCGGGAGACGTGGCGATCGTTGTGGTGGACGCCGGCGACAACGTGAAGGTGGTTCATTATCTGAAGGCTGCGAATCCTGTCGCTCGTAGTCCGGTTTATAACGCCTCCGCGGCGAATCAGGGCGCCGGGTTCTCATCCGACACCTACCTGACCGGATCCTCAATCGCAATTCCCGCAGGCGCGCTGAAGGTGGGCACGATGTACCGCTGCGTCTTCAACGTAACGAAGACGAACGCCGGCACCGCGACCCCTATCATCAACGTCAGGATCGGGACCAACGGGACGACCGGTGACACGTCTCGCGGAACTCTCACTTTCTCCGCGCAGACTGCGGCAACAGACGAAGGCACGTTTGAGGTGCGGGTCACATTCCGATCGGTCGGCGGCGGGACCAGCGCGGTCATACAGAGTCTTGGGCAGCTCAGACACCGCCAGTCTGTTACGGGATTGGGCACTGGCGTTTCAGAGCCTGAGGTGGCGACTTCCGGCGGATTCGACAGCACGGTTGCAAACCTGATCATCGGCCTGAGCGTCAACGGCGGAGCGTCTGCTTCTTGGACTGTTAACCTGGTGCAAGCGGAACTGGTTAATCTGGCGTAAATGTGGCTTATCGAAGCTCCAGCACGAATTCCGGCAATAGCGCGACGCCGTCGGTGGCCGTTCCGGCGGATGTCGAAGCCGACGACATTGTTCTTTTAATTTGCGGCATAGACCACCTGGACGCCGACTTCCAGACGGCTGACTGGCCCGAAGGATTCGAGGAGCTACAGGAAGCCAACCTTACTCTGGACGGGCATTCCGCGGCATTGGGATGGAAGAGGCTGACAGAGGCGGATGCCGGATCTTACACCTTCGGCAATCTGGGGCAGTCGGGCGATTGGATATGTCAGGCGGCGGCTTTCAGCGGACGCCACGCGAGCGATCCGCCCGTCGCCACAGTCAACACCAACAACGATAACAACACCAATCCCGTCACTGTCACGGCGAATGGCGTAACAGCGGTTGAGGGTGATGATCTGTTGTGGGGTTCAGCGCCGGACGTGACGCTGAACAATGTCGGGAACGGCCACACGCCGCCAACCGACTTTACAGAGCGGCAAGACGCCGAAAACCAATGGGCGAACCTTTCAATCGCCACGCGCGACAACGTCAGCGCGGGCGCAACTGGAAGCGTTTCCGGAACGTTCGCCATAACCGGCAACGGCGCCGGCTGGGCGGCGTTTCTCGTGAGGATTCCCGTCGCCGAGGCGGGGACGCCGGGTGGGTATTGGCTGCAAGAGGACGGGTTTAGATGGGTGCTCGAGGACGGCTCGGGGTTTTGGGTCCAGGAGGGGACGGAAAGCGCCCCACCGGTCGAGCTGGATTCGATCGCAACCGGCAGAAGCGCCGCCGGGTCCGTGTTGCAACTCACGGTCGGTCTGTCGTCGCGGGCAGCGGGTGCTGGAAGCACCCGAGCAGGCGTCAATGTCGCGCAGGCAATCGCCTCGCGGGCGAGCGGCGCGGCCAGGACGATGGCTCAGTCTTCGATAGCCCGAGCCTTGTCTGTCAATGCCACGGGCAGAACCGCGACGCGAGCGGGGGCCAACGTTGCGCGATCTTTGACTACAAATGCGGCCGGATCGGCCCGAACGCTAGCGAGCGCCGCAATCGCGCGCGCACTGTCGGTCAGGTCGGCCGGTCAATCGCTGGCGCTATCCGTAATCGAAGCGGGAGGCTCGATCGCCGCGCGCGTAATGGCCGGCGCGCGGGTCGTCGGTTCGCTGGTGATGGCGAGGTCTCTGGATGCGGCCGTCGGCGGAAGATCCGCAACCCGGGCCGGACAGAACGTCGCGCTGGCGCTGTCCGCAATATCCGGAGGCGGCGCAGCAGTTAAGGCGAGCGCGTCCGTCGCGCGGGCGCTGGTCGCGAGGTTGGCGTCAGTCGCTTCAGCGAGGGTCGAACAGACGGCAAGCCGCGCGCTGTCGGCCGTAATCAGAACCGGCGCAAGTGTCCGCGCGACCCTGCCGCCGCTTTTTGAGGAAGTCGTCGGCATCGTCAGGACGCTTCTGCGAGGCTCGATGCGCCGGCAGGAGGTCAAGGCGCCGGCGGGCAGGACCTTGATCACGGCGAGCGCCCAGATAAGCAAGCCGATCACGGCCAGCGGGCAAACGAGGACTCTGATCACGGCGAGCGCCCGTATCAGAATTCCGATCGTGGTAAGAGCTGTAAATATGATCGCTAAAAACGTCACTCTGAAAGGCTACGTGATCGGCGACGACACCGAGATCGCCTTCCAACTGACCGATTGGCCGGCCGGCGTCCTACTCGCGAAGGCTTACTTCACGATGAAGAAGTCTCTCAAAGATGCCGACGCGGCGGCGATCATTCAGCGCGAGATCACCCTAAGCCTGACCGCGGAGGGGCAGATCACGGCCAACGGGTCGACCGGAACGGCCGAAGGCTATTTCCTGATCAGGCATCAGGACGCCGAGTGGGCGAACGTGAAGCCGGATCTGGACTATTTTTTCGACATTCAGCCGATCACCGATCAGGCGACGGTTCAAACGCCGATTGTCGGCACGATTTCATTTATCAAGGGGCGCACTGACGCGGCCTCGTAGAGGAGATAGGCGATGCCCGGAAGCAAGTCCGACTTTTTAGAAAACGAGCTGCTGGACCACGTGCTCGGCAACGCGGCCTATACGGCGCCGGCTAATATTTACGTCGGGCTGTTCACGGCCGCGCCCACCGACGCGGGCGGCGGCACGGAATGCAGCGCAGGCAACTATGCGCGCAAGAGCGTCACGAATAATGCGACGAACTTCCCGGCGGCATCCGGCGGGCTGAAGCAAAACGGCGCGGTTATCGATTTTGTGACCGCGAACGCTGACTGGGCTCCGCCTTCAACGCCCGTTGTAGCGTTCGGCCTCTTCGATGCGGCAAGCAGCGGCAACCTACTCTATTGGGGCTGGCTCGGAACGGACGAAGGCAAACTTTTCACAGGGCTCAACGCGGGCGACGTGCTGACGGTTCCGGGTCACGCGCTTGTGAACAACGACCAGGTCCGCTTGCTGGCCGTCCCGGGCGCGAGTCTCCCGGCCGGCCTCTCCGAAGGAACGACCTATTTCGTCATCTCCGTTTCCGGCATCACGCTGCAGCTTAGCCTCACGCAGGGCGGCGCGGCGGTGACGCTCACGGGCGATGGCAGTGGGCTGATCGCAAAGATCACATCTAAGGCCGTGCAGAACGGCGACACGCCGAGCTTCGCGATTAACGCGCTGCAGATACGCGAGGATTGATGGCTGGAATTCTGACACAAGCTCATATGCAACGCCTCGAAGCGCTTCGGCGCGTTCGCCACGAACTGCAGGGCGAAGAATCCTCGATCTCGCTACTGAAGCGCGACGCGACGAATGCGCTCGTGGAACTGGCCTCCATAGACGCCGGCTGGACCTACGGCGACAGGGAGAAGGACGGAGGCCGGTTGCATCCGGCGGTGATGTTTGAACTGCAGATCGCCGAGGAGTTGATTACGTCGGCTGAGGTTTACCAGACGGTGGCAGTCCAGCACGGCCAGCAGCGGTTTTCAATCGCTCGAATCACGCCAGGCGAGCCTGGAATCTTTCCGCCGGCGGGGCTTCAACGCTACTGGCGATTCTGGCTGGCGCCGCTTGAGGAGATCGCATGAGATTCGAGGTGATAATCACGCCTGAATTCCAGCGGTCAGTGATTCGCCAGATGAAGCCGATCATAGAGAAAGACCTTAACGAATTGCGCGAGATCATGTTCGAAGAGTTCCAGGCCCCAAAATCCGGCCGCGAATACCGGCGCCCTAGTGGCGGCGTTTACCGAGCGTCGGCGCCGGGCGAACCGCCGGCGATCCGAACCGGCAATCTGCGGGATTCGATCAGCGAGCCGGACGTTCGCGAGACGGCTCCGGGCGTCGTCGGCGAGATCGAAATCACGGCGCCGTATGCTCTGGGGCTAGAGGAGGGCAGGGGACGCGTTGCGCCTCGCCCATTCGTTATACCGGCGATTGACGCGCTGCTAAAGGGGCTGAACCGGATTGGAGGGCGATAGGTGGCGAGCGAGATCGAAATCAGGGAGGCGATTGTCGCGCGAATCCAGGGCGCGCTATCTGTTTTCACGCCAACGCCGATCGTTTTGCCTCGGGACGTCACCGGGATTCTTGAGTCGGGGACATTTAGCGGACTGCTCGACACGGCAAACAAAATCCACGTCTGGGTGGTCACGCAGCGCAGCATGCTGCCGGACGATATTCGCCAGGGCGGGACGTTATACGAACTGGCCTACGACCTGACACAGATCATTCAGTACCGCAGCGGCTCTGACGCGTCGAATTCGGACAGAGAGGCGAGTTTGGAGCGTGATGCTGTGATCAACGCCTTTCGCTACGTCGGCGAGCTGCCGGACATTCTCAAGCGCGCGCGCGTGCAGCCCGTCGAATGGCCCGTCGGCGCGATTGACAGACCCGAGCCGATCACGCGCGGGACGGCGCGGCAATCGAAAGCGATTCTGCGCGCAAGCAATTTTTACGGACCTGTGACCTGTAGTTAACGGAGGAAAAATGGCGATCGACAATCTAATACAAGATGCTGAATTATTCATCTCGACGCGGGAGGGCGCTTTTAATACGCCTGTCACCGTCGGCACTTCATACGAGCGCGCCGGCTGGCAGAACGCGGCCGTTTACGTTCCCGAGCCGGAATTCTCGACCGACGCCGGCAGGGCGGGGAACGCGAGCGAATTCCAGACCGGCCAATGTCTAAAGCGATTCTTGCCCGCGGCCATCGGTTGCGCCGATCGCGCGAACTTCAAACTTTACGGGAAGATCGCCATGCGGGGATTCGGCGGGACTCCTGCCGCTCCTGTGAACGTGGCGGGCGTCGCTTATCGCCACTCAGCGGCATTGCTACCGAAGGCCGCAGGGCTTCAATTGCCATCGTTCAACGCGATCACCGTAAGCGGCGGCGCTTCGACGCTGTGGCCCGGAACCGTCGTCAATGACTTCTCGATGTCGCAGAATCTCGACGAGGACGTCCAGATCGCGTTCAGTTTGTTGACCTCCGGCAAACACCGCATTCCGCACCTCGTTGGGACCCAACAAGTCGAAACGGCCACCGCCGCGGGAACCGTCTCCGGGTCCGGCAACGCCAAAGCTACTATCACGTCGAATTTGATCGCAGGCGGATCTCGCGTCGTGATATTCGCCGTCACGGCCTCAGATACGGCGGCCGTCTGGGCGGGCAAATGCCGCACGGCGCTGACGAACGATCCGGTCATCAGCGATTTATTTATAGTGAGCGGCGCGAGCACCTCGATCATTCTTACCGCCCGCCACACTGCGCCGAACGATACGACGCTCAATATTGCCACGGACAACGACACCAGCACTGGAATCACCCCCGCGCCAACATCCGCCAATACCACGGGCGGCGTCTATCAGCTGCCCGATCCGCCGGCGTTTACTTGTCTCGATCCGAAACCCTTTCTGGAATACACCGACGACGTCGGCCTGCGCGACCTATCCTCTGATTGCAGATATCGCAGTTGGAGCTGGGCGCTCAGCAACAACCACAACACGCAAACCGCCAGATGCGCGGGCGATCCTAAGCAAAAGCGCGGTGACTACGCGATCACGACTCCAGGCGTCGGCGTCGCCGCATATGCGAATAAGAGCGTCCGAGGCGCGCGAACGATCTCGGCCGAGATCGTCTACCTGGTTAATAGCCGCGTTTCAGAGTGGGAGAAAATGTGCGATTCGATCCAACTAACAAACGTCAAGATGGGGGCGCGCGGGGTGGTTCTCGACGCCGTGGCGCCGACGTATGAGGAATTATCTATCGTAATCCCGAAGGCCAAATTCAACGGGGTCAGGGGCGACAACGTGGACGGTTACGCGGCGTTTCGGTTCAGTTTCGCGGCCGAATTCGACGCGACGACGATCGCCGCGCGCATAGATGTCGTCAACAACCTGGACGGCGTTACGCCGGTTTTCAATTGAGGAGCTATGGCGAAAGACAAACCGACAATCGAAGAAGTTTCAGTCGAGGATCCGCCGGTGATCGTCGTAATGGAGCCCGGCGCCACCGCTGAAACCCCTGAGCAGCGCGAGGAGCGGCTGAAGCGCGAGGACTACGCCAGGCGCAACGCTGAGGCGATCAGGGAGCGCGAAGATATCATGCGCCGCAATGGCGTCATCGGACCGGATGAGTCACTCACGACGGACATGGAAGCGGCCATTCGCCAACGGTGCTGCAATTGAAGATTTGGAGTTTATTGCGCGCGATTTGGTCTTTCTACCGTTGGGGCGATGTTCCGATCGTCAAATACGACCAGCGGCAACTGGTTTGCCTGCGCTGCGAATATGTACAGGTCGTGAAACACGGGATCTTCTGTCGCGCCTGCGGCTGTCCGCCGTCGGCGCTTAGCGATATGCGAACGAAATGGCGGATGCGCGATCTGAAGTGTCCGCTGGGAAAATGGTAAGGAGGATAAATGTTCCATTTAATTGAAGGACTATTTTTTGAGCGGCTGCCGGACGGATCAGTGCGCATCCTGAAGACAAACGGCGTCCTGGAAAGCGATCCGGTGGTTTTCGATATGGTCATTGACGCGGCTCAATGGGATGGCGTTGTCGCCGGGCTCCAGCACGGCTTTAAGGTGCAGGTCGGGGCCAAGCCGCCAGAGGAAGACTGATAACCATCGGCTCGCTTACTCGCGGGTTGATCACTCCGAGGACAAAGCGCGAAACCTTCACGCGCCGCGGGCCGATCCACTTATGAAGGCGCCTGGAGGGAGGCATATGTCAGAAGGCAATGGCTTTTTTCAATTCGACGAACAAATCCACATAGTCAGCTTTCCAGCCACCACGAAGGCGGGAGGCACGAGGACCGTATCTCATCGCCTGCGCAAGCCGACGCTGGAAGAACTGAACGAACATCAAGGCCTGATCAAATACGAAACCGTTAAGGCCAATTCCCGCGAAACCGAGGTACGTACTGATCAGTCGGCGGCCGATGCGCGACTATGGGAAAGGATTGTCGAGGCCGTTAGATACTACGACGGCGGGGATGAGTGGCAGGAATTGGATATTGCGGCAAAAGCACGCTTCAACCCAAGCCATAAATCCGACGCCATCAACCTGCTTTACGCTGTGCGCTCGAAGATCGAAGGCGACGGGGATTTTGTGCCGATTGGCCCCAGCGATTGGACGATCAAACAGGAGATCGGCCCGAATAAAGACCCGGATTTCGTTGTCTACCACGTCTTACGGGAGCCGACGGAAGAAGAGCGGCAGAAATACACTCGGGCCAAGTCGAGCACAATGTATGTAGCTGGGGCGCGGCGTGAAGAGGCGAGGATCAGAACGTATCTGAAAGCGCACATCGAACTATATGACGCGCTCGTTCAGGAAATTAAAGGCGCCACAGTCGCGGGAGAATCGTTTTCTTCACCCAAGCGCAAAGAGTTTCTCGCCGCAATCGATCCTATGTGGAAACGGGATGTAGTGCAGACCCTGATGGGTGCGCTTGAGGCGCAAATGTCGGACTGACTGACGCGCTTCAGGCCTGGCTCGACGCATTCTTTGAAGCGCGACGCAAAAAGGACGGGAAAAGCTGTAAAGGTGAAGATGATTGTTTGAAGAATGGGCGACCGGACGGCAATCAGGGGATCCGTGGCAGGAAAGACGCCGAGATTGATGGAATCTGCGCTAAATGTCCGTTTCTGCCAACTAAGCCCGGCAATATTTCGATGCACATTGCGTCCCTCGTCGGCGCGGCTTACCGGATGGAAGCGTTGCTGGGAGAGAACGCAAGCGGCGTCTATCCAAACTTTTACACCCCCCTGGAATGGGAATGTTATCTTACTCTGAAATATGCGAGGGCGAAGGATATGGATCGAGACTTGCCGAATGCTCCGAAACCGCAGCAAAGCAACGTGGCGGCGCAGATGGCATTAGGGGTGAGGCGGTGATCAACGGGCGTTGATTAGACACTCGGAAAGTAGTTGGAGAGAAAAAAGAGCGATCAGAAGAAAGAGGCGGTATTTATGTCGCTTTGTGGAAATTCGATGGCCGCACCAATAGCAAAAATTGCCGCCGTCTTCATTTATTGATTTGCAGATCGGGCAATATCGCATGGGCGGGATTCTGCATTAGTTAGAGCGAAAAATAAATGGCCAGAGAGATCGTTGTAAAATTCGTAGCAGACACGAAGGAATTTAACAAGGCGCTCGACGAGTCCAAGCGCAAGTTGGAGAGCGCAGCCGGGGGCGGGGCCAAGGAATTTGGCGGGATGCGCTCGGCGATCAGCGCATCAACGGCCGCTCTCGCGGCGTTCGGTGTGGCGGGCGTGGCGGCGTTCAGACAGATCGGCTCTGCCGCGCTCGACGCCGCAATCAAGATCGACAAGCAGGTCAGTACGCTTAGGGCTCTTACTGGATCAGCCGAGGCCGCGACGAAGCGATTTCAGGAACTCTTCAAGATCGCGCAGGCGACGCCGGGACTTACAACGAGTCTTGCGCTCACACTCGACACGCAATTACGCATCTTCAACGTCTCTCAGCGCACTATCAATTCATTGCTGCCAGTGATAGGCCGTCTAAACGCAATTTCCCCGCTCGGGGATCCGAAACAGTTCGTAAACAACCTGACGCAACTGATCTCCCAGAACTTCGAGCGCTCCGACTTGAAAGAACTCGTCGGTCAGTCTCCGATCGCGGGCAATCTGATCAAGCAAATCTTCAACGTGGACAATCCTACCAATGCCGAAGCGATCCGGGCGGCCGCGAAGCGTATGGGCGTTACCACAGTCGAGCGGTTGGCCGAGGAACTGGTCAAGGCTGGAGAAAATAATTCGGCATTGAAAAACGCCGTCGAGACGCTCGGCGGACAGTTCGACAAGTTACAAGACCGCCTCGATGTTGCGCTCGCGCCTCTCGGAAGAGAACTGGCGACGACCCTAATACCTATCTTCGAGGATTTGGTCAAATTCACGGAACAGGCAGGCAAAACCGCTGCCGAAGTCTTCAGGGATTCAAAAACCGAGATTATTGCCGTGGCGCGCGAATTGGGGAATGTGACTATTCAACTCGGCAACATTATCAGCAAAGTGGCTCAACTCGCGGCCCCGGGCGGCTTCCAGGAGATAATGCGCGAAACGGCTCTAATGCTCGCGACAATCGGCGACATAACGTCTGGCGATTTCGGCGGGACTCGAACAAGAAAGCTCGCCGAGCAGTTTTTTAATGAGGATGTCCGCGCCGATCAGCAGGCGGCGGCGGCAAGGCGGCTACCTGCGGGCGTCTCACTCAATAGCGCATTAGGTCTGCTTAAAAATCCGACCGTGCCGCCTCCACCAAGACCGAGACCTGGCGGCCTTTTGGGAGGCGGGGGCGCGCGCAGACGCGGTATTACGCAAGCCGGCGGCCGCGCGTCGGACTTCGGCTTGAACGACGCTGAGCTATTGGCGCATGAAGCCGAACTGGCGCGGATCAGACAGAGCAATCTAGCGGTCGTCCTGCGCCGCCAGGCGCCGCCGGAGGGGATCGGTTTGCCCACGCTTCCACTCACTGCCCGCGGCGCGCCGGGTATCGAGGGTTTTCCAGTCGAGGGGATTCGCGAACTTGAGCGCGCGGCCGCGAACTTGGAAAGACTGCCGAATATCCTTTCGAACAGTGAACGCTTTATGCGTGGCTTTGCCGCGGCGACTGAAACCGTCGGCGACGCCTTCGATAGATTCGGAGCCAACGTCGCGCACGCTTTCACGAACATCCGAACCCTATTCGACGGGCTGAAGCAATCCGTGCTGGGCTTCTTCAACGACCTGATCGGCACAGGATTGCAAAACCTCGTGCGCCAGACTCTCGGCCCGCTCTTCGGCGGGGGCGGCGGTGGAAATATCTTCCGAACGCCAAACTTTGCCGGCGGTGGTGGCATATCCGTGCCGGCTTCGATCTCGCAGGGGATATTCGGATTTGGCCAGGGATTCGGGATTCAACCACTAGGAGCGGGCGGCGCGGGCGGCCCTACTGGCATATTCGCCAACGGTCAATTCGCCGCGGGACTGGCGGGCGGGAGAAGCGGCGGGATACTCGGCGGCGTTTTCAATAAGATCTTCGGCGGTGGCGCAGTGAGCGCGCTGCCGCCGCTCTTAGGCGCGCAGCTCGGCGCGGGGTTCGGCGGGACTTCCACGGCCGGGAATATTCTGGGGGCTATCGGGGGCGGCGCAATAGGGCTCGGGGCGTCATTCGGCGCTTCGGTATTTGCGGCGGCAGGCGGCGGACTGGGCGCGCTTGGCCCCGCCGCTCTGGCGGCTCTAGGGCCGATCGGGCTGATCGGCGCGCCGTTGCTCGTCGGCGCGATCTTGCTCGGCAAGGCGTCCCAGCGAAAAAAGGACGAAGAAGCGGCGGGACAAATGCTGGTTCAGGCCCAGCAGCAGATCGTGCAGCTCAAAGACGCCATTGCGGCCGATCAGATAGACGGCGCCCAGGCTCGGCAGATCTTCGACACCCAGATCCTCGCACAGTTCCGCGCCGGCATTAACACGCTCAAGACGGCGTCGGTTCGCGAGTCGCGGCTGACTAATCAAGTGCGCGACCTGGAGAAGGTTTATAGCGACCTGGTCTTGCCTCAGATCGCGGCCCAGGAAGCGCGCAGGAAAGCGATTGCCGACACGTCCGCCGCCGACGCAGCGGCCGCCGCGGCCAAGCAAGCCAGGCTGCAAGCGGCGTCGCTCATCTTCTCAAAGCAGATACCGGAGTTCGCCGCGGGTGGTACGACGCTGGGCGGCCTGGCGCTGCTTCACCCCGGCGAAAAGGTGTTGAACATGCAACAGCAGTCCGCGGTTCGCGCAATGGCCGGGCCGGGCGTCTTCGAACGCGCCGGTGTGCCGGGCGTTCAGCACAGCCGCGTCTTCGATAACGGCGGGGTTATGCCGGCGGGCGGCGGGATGGGGCCAATCGAGATCACGCTCGAAGCGAACGTTGTAATTAGCGAGAAGATGGCCACTGGAATCTATATCACCGGCGGAAAGACGGCGCAGGGGCGCGCTGTAACCGTCAATAACGTGAAGATCGCACGCACTAATAGGGAGTTATAAACATGGCATCAGAGCCAGGCACAATCAATTTTCCAGCGTTGCTTGATGACGTGATCAGCCTCGTTCAGGCCAATAATCACGCATCGGCGACACTCACGGCAGGTATCAACAATAGCGTTTTACTGATTCCTGTGTCGCAGATCAGCGAATTCAGCGCCTCGGGCTACGCGACGATTCTGGATAGTCTGGTAAATCCCACCACAATCGAAATCGTCAAATATACGTCTAAGAGTGGCAGCGATCTTGTTGTCCCCACCGGCGGGCGCGGACAGCAGGGGACATCGGCGGCGGCGTTCTCATCGGGCGCCGCCATCGAACAGCGTCCCACGGCGCGGCATCACACCGTCCTGGCGGATCTGGGGATCGCGATGCAGGGCGCCATGCCCACGAATCTCTATACCAATACCAATAGCAACACGATCTCCAATACTGCGGCGGAAACCTCAATATTTACCGGCTCTAGCCAATTGACAGGCTCGGCTGGGTCTTCGCGTACCGTGAAGGCTGGTAGCGTGCGCGTCGGCACTCACTACCGGCTAAGAATATTCGGAACAATAAATACGACAGGCACGCCGACTCTGCGCGTGAGGGCTAAATTGGGCTCAACCACAATCGTCGATACCACGGCAGCCACGACGACGACCGTGACACTTGCGCGATTCTGGCTGACGGTTGATTTGGTGGTTACGGTGATCGGCGCGGGCGGGTCCGTCTCTCCCTGGATACGATTCGATTACAGTTCAGCGACCTCCGGCGCCGTGACTATGAATTCTCTCGTGGCCGCGAATGTCCAGGCCGTGGATCTCTCGGCTGATCAGGATTTCGACGTTTCGGTGCAGTGGGGCGCGGCTAACGCTAATAACCTCGTCAACGTCGTGGGCGCGAGCATAGATAGAGTGAGGTGATAAATGCCGGCTTGGGATGATTATGCATGGGACGGCGCGGTATGGGATGGCGGCGATCCGTTGGGGTCGCTGGATGATATGTCCGTTGAATCTATCTGTATTGCAGCCGCAGCGGTCTGGCAAATTGATTTCATCGGATCGACGCAGGAGTGCTAGATGCCAAATAAGCAAGTCGACATAACAACTCTGACGCGTGGTTCGGATGTCACGCTGCAATTCACGATTTCGACCTCGGTGGACATCACGAAAGCGTTCTGGACCGCAAAGCGCAAAACGCAGGATTCGGACGCCGCGGCGGCCGTGCTGAAGCTGGTCACGTCTACCCTAACGGCGGATGGGCAGATTACGGATACGACGCAGCCGACTGTAGTTATCAAGATCGTCCTTGCCAAAGAAGATACGGACAATTTCTTTGCGGATATTGACTATGTTTGGGATCTGGAAGTCTTCGATGCCACGAATAAATCATCTATCCCGGTCGGCGGAATAATCCGGCTGGCCGAGCGCGTCAGGACGGGGGTCGGCTAATGCCAAGAAAAATGCCGGCTGGTTTGCTCGATCTATTCGCCAGGAAAGATAAGCAAATCGAGTCACACACCACGGCGCAAATCGAGATAGACAACGGCGATATCATGCGAAATTACTTTTTCGCCTCGGGCGAGTTGATGATCGATGGCGCCACCTATACCGCTCAACTGCGAAAGGGAAGCCAAATCAAATCCAGTTTGGCGCGGGCATCAGATCAGGCTTCGTTTGAATTGCAAAACGTAGACACTGAACTTGGCCTGGAGTTTCTCTCGCTCGGCCAGGCGCTCTACGG